TCCTTCACCGATCCGTGGGACGGAACGGTCTATCCGAACTGCAGCCTGGCGGCGGACACATTCGGCTTTCAACTGAGAGCCGAGATGCGCGGCAAAACGACGCTCACCGTTTGCGAAAACAGGACCTAACATGATTTACTTCCCGCAACTATCGTCGGGCGCAACGGGCCAGTTTCCGATTACGAGGCAGCGTTTGGCAAGGACGGTGGTGAACCAAAGTTGTCAGGACTACCAGATCAAGCTGGCCGATCCGGGGGCGCCGATCACACATTGGCACATGTCCTTTGAAGAGATGAGCGACCAGGAACTGGCCGCCCTGGAAGCTCTTTTTCAGGCGGTGGAGGGGAGTTTGACGCCGTTTACCTTTCTGGATCCCGTCGACAATCTGTTGGCGTGGAGCGAGCAGCAGAATCAGCCCGTCTGGCAGGCGAGCCCGCTGCTCACATTGACAGGCGGCGTGGCGGATCCGATGGGAGGCATGGCGGCTTATCAAGTGAGTAACCCGACAGCCGCCACACTGACGCTACAGCAATCGATAAACGGGCCCGCCTCGTTGGACTACTGTCTGAGCCTTTACGCGCGCAGCGACCAGAGCACGCGGATGTGGCTGGTGCGGGGCTCCGAGACGGACGCGCGGGCGATTAGCTCGCAATGGACGCGGCTGATATCCGCCGGGCAGTTGCAAGACACGGCCGACTCCATCAGCTTCGGCATCGCGCTGGATCCGGGCGCCACGGTGGACGTCTTCGGAATTCAGGCGGAGGCGCAGACTACTGCATCGCTTTACAAACAAACGACCGAAACCGGAGGCGTGTACCCTAACGCGCGGTTTCAAACCGACACGCTCACGATTACAACAGTAGGTCCGGGCCGTAATGCCTGCGAGCTGGATATCGTCAATGTTGAGTATCTATGATCTGAAAGAACTTGCGGTCACGGACACTCCGCTGCTGCTGTTCCAGTGCGTATTGCAGAACGGGCAGGCGGAGTACTGGAGCACGCACCAGGTGACTTATGGCGGCAATACCTACGCGTCCCGGGTTATGAAGAACAACGTGTTCGCGGTGCAGACAGCCTCGGGCCAGGGAGTGGACGCGATTCCGCGCGTGTCGTTGTCGCTGGCCAACGCCGATTCCTACTTCTCGGAGCTGGAACGATCGGTAGGTTGGAAGGGCGCAACGCTGACGGTAACGTTTTTGTTTTACAACCTGCTGGAAGGCGCGGCGACGTCGGACGCAGCGGTATTATTTCAAGGCATCGTCAATCCTCCCGACCATAGCACCGAATCGCTGTTCCAACTCTCGGCCGTAAATTGGATGAACATGCAGAACGTGCTGCTGCCGCCAGTGCGGATTCAGCGGCGATGTCCCTGGCTGTTTCCATCCGACGCACAGCAGCGGCAGGAAGCGGTGAATGGGGGCAGCAGCGGGCAATACTCATTGTTCTACCCTTGCGGATATTCGCCCGATCAGACCGGCGGCGTGGGGACCATGGTGGGCGGCGTGCCTTACACGTCGTGCGCGTACACGCGCCTCGACTGCGAAGCCCGCGGGATGTTTTCCGGACCGATGCGGTTCGGCGGACTCGAGTTCGTACCTTCATCGATTCAGGTGCGGAGTTACGGCAGCGGGTGGCAGTACGCTCCCGTGGACGACAATATCGCTATCTACAACGACTTTGTCCCGCTGTTGTATGGGACTGCTTGGTATTACCCTCCTATCGTATTTACGCGCAACGACGGAAACCTGACTTACATGGAAGTGCTGCTGGGGATGGGGCCGATCCAGGGCGTGCAGATCGTGCTGGTAAACCAGATCCAGATTCCGGTCGGGCAAGCCGGCCAGAACATGACATCGACGGGCTGGTACAACGCGGTCAGCCTGGGGAGCCGGAACGGCGCGTTCGATCGGAACTTCACCGACGCAGCGGGCAATCCGGCGGGCGATCCTTACGGCAGCATGGCCTATCTTTCCATTGTCGTACCGAATCAGATTAACAACGGCCTGTCGCTACCCGTAGTGCAAGTCCTGGCGGATGGCTTGCAACTGCCGACCTATGCGGCCGACGGCACTTACCAGAGCACGGAGTTCACCGCCAATCCCGCGTGGATTTTGCTGGATATTTTGCAGCGCAGCGGATGGGGAACGGAACATATCGATCTGACCACATTCGCGGCGACGGCGGCGTATTGCGATCAGCAGATCCAGACGCAGGATCTGAACGGCAACAACATCATGATCCCGCGCTTCCAGTGCAACCTTTGCCTGCAATGGCGGCGCAACGCGGCAGACACGATTCGAGGAATCCGGAACACGGCCAGGCTGCTGTTCACGTACAGCGTGGGCGGGCTGCTGCAGTTACAAGTGGAAAACTCAATCGCGCTGCAGCAGCCGACGCAGCAGGCGTGGACCAACAGTGCGGAACCGTTGAATGGCGGATGGCCGGCATATGAGTTCAGCGACGGATCGACGGGCGTGGCGAACATCTTGCGCAAAGCCAGCGGAGAGCCGAGCGTGCAGGTGTCGTCCCGGAGCATCGCGGACACACCGAACCAGGTGAGCGTGGAGTTTCAAGACGCGTTCAACGGGTATCAGCAGGACAGCCTGCTGACGGTCGACGTGGACGACATTCACCTTACGGGCCAGATAATTACTACAACCTTAATGGCGTTGGGGATTCCGAACTACGACCAGGCCGCGCGCATCTCTCAGTTTACGCTGGATAAATCGATCGGCGGGAACACTTATATTACATTTGATACCAATGTGAAGGCGCTAGGTCTGCGGCCCGGCGATATAATTGCGGTTACATACTTAAAAGAAGGCTTTGAACGCCAACCGTTCCGCATCACCAAGATTGCGCCGGGCACGAATTATAGAATCACTACGATTACGGCGCAGGTGGAGCAGGACGAATGGTACGCGGATACAAATGGCCAGATACCCGGAGCTACGGGCGCGACCCCGCAGCCCGGCGCGGGCATTGGCGTACCGCGTCCGCTATTGGGCAATATCATCGATTCCAGCGGCGATCCGGGATACCAGATCGCCGAAAGCTCCAGCAACACCAGCGACGGCGGCGTCAGCGAAGAGCTTACGGTGGGCTTTTTGGTACCGGCAACGACGGCAACCGGCGGCCCGGCAACCCCGCTGGTGAGCCTGGCGGCCACGATCGGGGCGGGCGGAACGCTGGCGGGCAACCAAACGCTGTACTACGCGGTGAGCGCCCTCGATGCGGCGGGAAACGAGAGCGTTCTGTCATTCGTGATACTTGCCAGCATACCGCCAGGGTCGAATACTAATAGCGTGACGCTGACCGGACTTAGCTTCGACTCCAACACGACAAGCTTCAGCGTATACCGCGGACCGAATCCCCAACAGATGGGCCGGATCGCTTCCAATCAGGCGTTGAGCGCCAGCTTTACCGATACGGGATTGCCGGCTCAAGCCTGGGTACCGCCGGATCCGAATTTCGATCACGCGAATTTTTATTGGCGGATAGAACTGCAGCCCGAATACAACGCGACCATCGCGACCGCCAACACGGTGGGCAACAGCACCGCTGAAATGAGCGGCGCGAATTATGCCGGCATGATCGTCCGGATCATGAGCGGAACCGGCGCGGACCAGGAGTATGCGATCGCGTCGAATACCGCGACGACTCTCACGCTCACACAACCATGGGCGGTGCAGCCGGATGCAACCAGTCTTTTCGTGGTGGCGGAGGCGACGTGGATTTTCGCGGCCACCAGCAAGACCAGCCCGGTGCAGTTCGAGATCCCGAACGAGACGGGCGTCACGCTGCACATACAGGGCAGAGGGGCCAACGTGAACAATCTGGAAGGGCCGCCGCTATTGTCGACACTGACACGGTGGACCATAGGCGGCGGAGGGACGGGAGACATCGCGGCGCCGCCCCAGCCTGTGTTCGGCTTGGGCACATCGTCGCTCGCAAGCGGCACAGTGGAACTCAGCGGAGTTGCCTTTCCGACACTTACCAACACTACCAGCGTAACGGCAGCCACCCTGACTTTGTACTACTGGGACGAACTGGTTGGGAACACACCATTCTCGCTGTCCGCGGCGATGGCGGCGACTGATACCGTTTTGAATCTGACGCCGGCCGGCACCGCGGCGGCGGGAGCGTTCGTGCAAGTGGATGCGGAAGTGATGCAAGTGGTGGCGGCCGCAAACGGCGGGCTGCAATATCAGGTAACGCGCGGCATGCACGGTACGGCCGCGGCGGCACATGCCGCGCAAGCCGCGGTGTATCCATTGCTGAGCACCGTGGTGGTGGCGCCCTTCCCACTGGACTTCTTCGGCAGTCCACTGAGCGGCAACTGGAGCTTCCCGATAGCGCTGCCGAATACGAAGGTAGCCAGCGCGGAGCTGTTCGTCACGAATTCGATAGGCAACAGCCCGACGGCGGCGATCAACCTGACACAGTCGGTCAATTACGGATTGCGGCCGCTTTCCGGCGGACAGTACTCGTTCCAGGTGCAGGGATTCCTGGCGGTGGACAGCAATCCGGCGCCAAACGTGATCGTGGAAGCGGCGCATGCGGTGCAAGATGTGTATGCGATCGTGAAGCAAGCGCCAGTGGGCAGCGCCATCACAATTGTTCTAAGCCTGAATGGATCGCCTTACTGCACTCTATCCATTCCCGCAGGCGCCACTGTTTCGCCTAGTGTGGACGGCTTCGGGATGGCGCTGCCGGCGCAGGCGCAGCTCAGCATCGCGATTACTGGGGTGGGACAAACCACCCCCGGCTCGGACCTGACGGTAATCCTGCGGTTGTGACCAGGCGGACGAACGCATGACCACGCTTCAGATACTTACTCCCAACCAAGACTTGCAGTGCTACTTCTACGAGCCCTCGGCTGTGGCGGCATTGAGCGCCACGAGTGCGAGCGGTTTCACCGTTTCGGGTTGCTGGCGCTCGCAATTCGACTGGGTGGTGATTGAATGGAATCGCGACAACGTTTTCGAGCACCCGCTATTCCGCTATCTGCCGGTGAATGATTTGAGCGGATTGCAGCTTTCTTATCAAGAGACCCGCACTAACTGCATTGCGATCGATTCGGCGCTGTATGCCACCGTGGCGTGGCCTTATCTGCGGGTGTGGGCCGATCCCGGAACAGGCGAGCAGATCTATACCATTCCGTTGTTGGCGAATGCGACACCGGTGACTGGAAGCTATACGCCGGCATCGGCGACTTTCGAGCTGCAAGGCTCGGCGACGGGCGGCGACTATATCGAGCTGGCGTGGGATGAAGAGCACTACACGTATCAACTTTACGGCACGGACACGCTGGCATCGGCCGCGGCGGCGCTGGCCAACAGCATTAACACGTTCTCACAAACGATGCAAGCCTCAGTGAGCGGCACGTCCATCACGCTGACGCTTGCGAGCAGCACCAGCGGGGAGAACGGCAACCGGATTGGCGTTTATGGGAACGCGTATAGCGCGCCACCTGGAACGCCGACGGAGAGCTGGCAACCGGCGTGGCAACTTCTCAGCGGCGGCGTATCGCCGAGCCAGTGGCAGGTCAATCTGAACTTCAGTTCGATCACCGGGCAGGACCCCACGGGCGCAACGGTGCCGGTACCCATGAATGCGGTGCGCAAGATGCGCTGGACATGGTCGGCCGACCTGCAGCCGGGCAATTTCGCGCGCAGCGAGTTCGAGGTGCTGGTATCGAACTGGACCGTCAGCGGCTCGAACCGCGCCTACCAGATAGCGGGCCCGGGAAGCTGGCGCGTGGAAGACGACGACGCGTCCATCGGTTATACGGGTGAGTGGACTACGGAACTCGGCAACTACTCAGGGGGATCGATCGGTTATGCTACCACTCCGGGCGCGAGCGTAAGTTACTCCTACCAATCGCCGCAGAATCATATCCTGAACCTGGGGACACGAAGAATCCCGACGGCCGCACAGTTGTCCGTTCAAGTGGATCAAAATCCGGTACAGGTGTTGACCGTGGCGCTGCCGGGTGAAGATGTGCTGGTGCGATGGGCATTGGGAAACATGTCCGGCGGGACTCAGCACACGGTCACGATTACATATACAGGAGGCGCGGGATCGATTTTCTATTTCGATTTTCTGGAAATTGCGATTCCGACCGGCGATCTTCCTACTTTCGCGCCGGACCCGCAGATGACGCTGGCGACCGACTGGGACACGTTAAACTCGCAGGCTCTGGCGCCGGAGCGGACGGCGTGGCAGATTCAGGCGCTGGGATTTACGGGCAGGGCCAATCACTACGCGGGCGCGCTGTGGTTCTACGAGTTGGTTTGCGCGGGGCAACAGTATGCTACCGGAACGATCGCGTTTTCCGGCACGTCGGAGTTTGGAAAGACGACTCAGGTATCGCTGGGGCCAACCGTCTTCACGCACCTCAACCTGATCGGCGACACACCTGCAAGCTTGGCGCAGGCGTTCGCGCTACTGATCAACGAAGGGGCCACCGGCGTGTGGGCGCAGGCGAACGATGGGGTGCTCACCATCACGGCTCGCATTATGGAAAGCGCCGGCAACGGACCTACGCTTTCCGTCAATCTAGGCGGCAGTACGACCCTGCAGGCACAGACAAGCGGTGCG